TAGCACATCTCCATCAGAACACTTTTGCACTCTGATGGGAGGCTATCAAAAAATGGGAATTTACCCATAACACTTCTACCTAATATGCGAAGTTTTCTGAGGAGGATTTCATCGCATAAATCTTCTTGTAATACTAAATCTTTTATTGCAAATCCATATCCTATAGTAGGGATACCAAGAGAATCGTCATAAACGTGTTCAACAAATCCCTCGTGGTGCTTAATGCTTTCTAATAGGTCTTTCATTTAGACTTGATAGTCTTTTTACTCTGTTTAGGAGTTACCTTTAATCTAGATAATACCTCTATATCAAACCTTCCATCATCCTGCAGGTTTGATAAATATTTCTCGCCAATAGAATACTCTGTGTTTGAATTATACCCTGATGGGGTTTTATTGCCCTTGAAAACAACCTTAATATCTTTCATAAACTCTCCACTTTAGTATAGGGGGGCAATAGCCCCCCATATACATTTTATAACTAACTACTCTACCAAGCTGTAGTGCCTTCTTCAACAATTCCCCAACATTTAGTTTGAGAAGCATCTTGAAGTAATGATACGCCATAAATAGTATCACCTACTAATTTATGTGATATGTAATCCATATCATACTTAGAGTTTACAGTTGGAGCTTTGCTATAGGCTATACCTAAAGCAGACCTGTGCAATAAGAATCCACCAAGAACATTGGCGTTATTTAAAGCACCATCATCTGAGTCTACTGCATCATTATGGTTTGTAGATGAAATGTTGTTAGAAAGGAATACAGGCATACCCATAATATTTCCAACTTGACCATTAGGAACATCTACTGCAGCTGTTTTAGAAATGTGAATAAAGTCATCAATTCTAAATAGTGATGCGTATAAAGTAGGATTAAGAACTAATGCACACTCATTAAGTGGAGCATTGTTTTCCATCGCTACTTTACTCATATGTGCCAATGTTGCAGCATCAATAGTTTTAGCTACTGTATTGGCTGCGATATTGATACACTCTGTTGTGCCTGCCAATGCTGCCTCAATAGCTACCTCAACGCCCAATCCTAATTTATACCCAATAGAATCTGCATACATAGAAAGTAAATCAGCACTTGACTGAACTACACCCATATCTTCAATCATAGCTGAAGCATATTGGTGAGAAGTTAGTGCAATACTTAATTTATCTTCAGTAGCATTAGTATAATTAACAGGAACGTGAGGAGCTTTAGTTGCTGCATCTGCCACATCTGCTACAGATGGAATGTGAACTTGGTCACCACCACCTGAAACAAGTGAAGAGAAATCAGTTGCTAAGTTGCCCATTATTAAGCTCTTTTTAAAAGAAGCTCTTACTGCATCTGCCCATATTTCAGGGATAAATACTGCCAATTCAGTATCTGAAGCCTGCGATGCTGCAGGATTAGCTAAACCTGTAGTTGTTGCCATTTATTTTACCTCATTATTTTTGTTTTTTTGCATTAGCTATAATTGTATTCCAATTATCTTTTCTGTCCTGCATACTCATTTTAGTCCAATCGCCTAAAGGTTTTTCAGGCTGTCTTGGGCTTCCAACGACTTCAGGGGCATTAGCCTTTGCATTATTAATTTTATTAGTTACATACTCAAGAGTTTCAAAATCTAACTTAGATAGAGCCTCTCTCTCGTCTTCAGGAACACCTTCTAATAAAGCAGATGTTTTTGCCTCTTGATACTTAGACCACTTATCAGCATTCTCAGTCAAAGATTCAATCTTTGCTTCGTTTTGCTCATAAAGAGTCTTAAAGTCTTCTTTTTCTTTTAACTTAGCTTCTTCAGCCTTCGCTAATTGAGATTCAAGTTTTGCTAAACGTGCCTCAGCATCCTGTGACCTTTTACGATACTTTTTGCTCTCTGCAATTAATGCTCCTTCATCGGTCAAACCTGGAGAAGCCTCGTGTGTAGTTTCCTCACTTACTGTTTCGGTAGCTACTGGGTTTATTTCTTCGGACATACTGTCCTCCATATTGTGGTTGAAATTTTGTAAACTACAATATCTTGCATTTTACAGGTATCGTAAGTTAAATTACTTTACTTGCAAATTGCAAGTTTATTGAGATTGATTCTCAATTGCATATGATAGCAGACAATAATTACAAAAAAGAATGGTTTGATTTTATGGGGTATAAGCCTCATTCAGGGCAATTAATGTTGCATTACCCTGAAAAAGATTCTGCACGATTCTTTGTTATGGTATGTGGCAGACGATTTGGTAAAACGACTGCATCAGCTATGGAGGCTACTTATATAGCATCTCAGCCAAATAAAAAGATATGGCTTGTAGGTCTATCTTATGATAAAGCAGACCTGATGTTCAGGGAAGTGTGGCAAAAGATGGTAGTAGGTCGAGCCAATGACATAGAACGTGCATCTGAAAAAGAGCGTTTCATCAAATTCAAGTGGGGGACTACAATAGAAGGTAAGTCTGCCGATAATCCTGATTCACTTGTTGGTGAAGGACTTGATCTACTTATTATTGATGAAGCAGCCAAAGTTAAGAAGCGAATATGGGATATGTATCTATCTCCCACTCTTTCAGATAGAAAAGGAAAAGCGATATTCATAACTACCCCTGAAGGGTATAACTGGATATATAAGGTTTTCTTGCTTGGAAAAACGGATGACTTATGGGAATCGCACCAAGCCCCATCGTGGCAGAATCAATATGCATTCCCTGATGGAAAGAAAGACCAGTTCCTCATTGAACGTAAGAGGAATATGTCAAAAGAGTTGTATGAGCAAGAATATGCAGCCAAGTTTACCTCATTTGAAGGTAGAGTATATGCGTTTGATAGGACTTTGGATATGGGTGACTTCCCATACAATCCAAACTTCCCTACATTCTGTTCTATTGACTTTGGGTACAGAATGCCTGCTGTTGCTTGGTTTCAGGTGTATAGAGTGGCAGGATTTTGGCATATAAACATAATAGATGAGATTATACACGAGCAAAACATCAAAACTGATGAATTGATTGAAAGAATTAAGGCAAAGCCATATTATGTAAGAGAATACTATGGTGACCCTGCAGGAATGCAAGCCCAGGGACAGTCAGGTATGGGTGATATAGAGATATTTAGAAGACACGGAATCCAAATCAGGAGTGTGAGGGATAAAGTATCTCGAAGTATTGCATCAGGGATTAGTCACGTTAGAGGTTTCATAGAAAATGCACATAATGAACGATTTGTGCATTTACACAGTAAGTGTACAGGACTTGCAGAGGATTTCGAGAATTATCGTTATCCTGAAGCAGTCGAGGGCAGGGATTTAAAACCTGAGCCTATAAAAGATGGTAGAAACGACCACGGAATGGATATGGTTCGTTATTTTTTCTTAAACAGATTCCCTATAAGACAACGAGAGGTTGGAGTAATTAAACGATGAGCTTACCCGAACAAATAATACAAGAATCAGTAGCAGATTACAAATTAGCCATAGCTAAAGCACGAAGAGAAGAGATTCGGAAGCTGATTGACTACTATACAGGCACAGAAACCCAAAGATATATAGATGAATACTTCTCTGCTGATGCATTTAGGGAAATTCCCCTGTATAATGCCAACTTTACGAAGAGATTTATTAATAAAATGTCAAGAATCTACACAGTAGGTGCTTCTCGTAGTGTTAATGACTCATATGCAACACTTACTCGTAAAAAAGATGCACGAATGAAGCACGTTGAACGTATGACTCGTCTTGTAGGTACTGTTGCAACCCAGGTTATATATAGAGATGACCTTGAAAAGCCTTGTTTTGACTATAGACCTGTATATTATTTTGATGTTCATATGCACGACAATCCATTTAACCCAGTTGCAATTACATATCCTATTCTAATGAATGTAGATGACGTTGGTTCTACTGAAAAACTCCAATATGCGTACTGGGATGCTGAAAGATACATCCACTACAATGAAGATGGCGTAATAATGAATGAATATGAACACGGATATGGCGTAATACCATTCGTATTCACCCACAGAGAAGAACAAGTTGACTCTTTCTTTGTAGAAGGTGCAAATGACATAGTTAGCTGCAATGAGCAGGTAAACATAACTATGACAGAACTACAATTAGGTCTTAGATTTCAGATGTTTGGACAGCCATTCATTACAGGGATGTATGGAGATAAGAAATTAGAACGAGCAGGGAGTGATACAATACTTGACCTACCCGAAGGTGCTACTTTTGGTATTGCTGCTCCTGAAGGTGATATTCAAGCAGTAATCGAGTCTGTTAAGTTTCAATTAGACTTGGTTGCTCAAAATAATCACCTATATGTGCAATTTGCTCAAGATGGTGGAGAAACTCCATCAGGAATTGCACTCAAGATTAAGGATTTAGAGCGTTTTGAAGATTACCAAGACGATTTAGACTTATGGACTATGTATGAACACGATTTGTATGATGTTGAAAAAGCAATTGCATCATACAACAATATTGCATTGCCGAGTGAATTATCCTTAGATTTCAATGAGCCTGAGTATCCTAAAACAGTACAAGATCAAATACTAATGGATGAACATAGGCTTAAACATCATATGGTAGACGAAATAGGGCTGCTTATGGAATCAAATCAGGACTTATCTGAAGAACAAGCCAAAGCTACTATCCAAAAGAATAGAGAAGCAATGGCTGATGAGCATCTACAAGCAATGTCTACTCAAGAGGAATACCCACCACAAGAAGAGGAGTAATCTATGGCAATCACAACCAAGGCAACATCCAACTTTAGCTTTAGAAAGTTAGCTAATGCTCTTGATGATGTTTTAGATGGCTATTTTGCTGACTCCTACGAAGACCTTGCCCAATCTGCCAGAGATACCATAATTTCAGGCAAAGGCTTAAAAAAACTCAGCAAAGGCACTAAGGAGCTTAGGAAAAAAGGCTTCTATGGAAAGAACAGAAAGCTCCCCACCAATGATATGCGACCACTACACCATACAGGAAAGTTACTTAGATCAATTAAGGCAACCAAAGAAGGTGTTAGTATGGTTGGGTATGCAAAATATCACTTAGATGAACACGAAGTAGAGGAGAATAATTGGACAAAAAAATTCACTCCAAACCTAAAATATCTAATTGTTCCCCCTCGAAACCCATTCTTCACAAAATCAGACAATTTAAAGCCAGGTTTCAAGAAAGAGGGCGATAAAAGGATGAAAAGGTTAATAAAGAATATCAATAAAGTATGGAGGACATCAACTAAATGAGCAAGAAAGATGAGAAGTTAGACAAAATACTTAAGAACCTTGAAGAATTAACGCAAATAATTATAGATGACCTGGATTCTATGCAAATGGAAAATGATATGGACTGGGAAGAAGAAGAGCCTGACAGTTCTATTCAGGCATTTAGACTCACAGAACAAGTAGTTATGGCAATGAGAAAAGAGTTTGGTGAAGACTGGATGGATCAGATGGGCATTACCTAATGGTGGGATAATGTTAAATTAACAAAGTCCTCTACTTCATCTTCAGTTTCCAAGTCCCAGTAATCAGATTCATCTCTACCAATTTCAATTTTAATATCAACGACCCAATTATCCTTAATCTTCCTTATCTTCAGCTTGTCCAATTTTGGCATCTGCATCCTCCAATTCTTTCTTTAAAAATACCTGAAACCCATCACTATCATCCTTGTACTTAACATACATTGAAAATAAAGTATTATATGAGGCAACTCTATGCTGCAATTTAGCATTTTCATTAATTAACATTGCTACTAAGTCTTGTAGTTCTTTCTTACTCGCTTTCTTTTTCATTCTCTTTCCTTATAATCTCTTGCTCCCAAGCCAACCTCTGTCCAGGAGTGGGTCTACCACCCTTCAATGATTCAACACCTACAGCCTTGGCTCTAACCTTCCACCTGTACCATTCCTTCTGCTGCAAATTATATTGAGCCTTCTTCTTCTGCTTTGCTAATGACTTCTTCTCACGCTTCTCCCTTGCAACAGGATTCTCA